AACGAACATCCCCCGGGTTGGGCCATAGATCTGATTGGAGATCCGCTTAACGCCCAAGACCTTCCTGGGTCTTCCGCGTTGAAAGCGCACCCATAAGCCATCAGAGTATTGATCGCCATCCAAAACGGTGCCGTCCCGGCGAATCCCGGGCTGCGTGTTGATCGTGATGACTTTTTCAGTCATTAGAACGACCCTCCAGCGAGGCCTTCATTGGTTAGCATCATCTTGATTGCACCGCCAACCGACCAGCCAATAGCAGAGCTTGGACTCGTTCTTCGGAACATGCCCGTATTGGTCTCTAGAACAAAATTAAGACCAGGGGCGCCAAATGTTCCATCAACAATCGATATGGCGGAGCCGCCCGTAATCACAGCGGTAGCGTTCAAGACGTTAACCGAGTCACAAACAAGCGTGGCTTGCTGGTTTGGTTGAATCGCTGAAGTTTGGCCGCCGACGACGCCCGTTTCAAAGGTGGTGTTAAAAGCACCCGTTGTTTCATTCAGGACAAAATAAACCTGAACTGCAGCCGGTACTTGAACGGTAACGGCACCCGTCACCGAACCGGTCACCTTGATGATTGTGTTTTGTGCTTGAGCAGGGGTTAGGGTGTAAGTACCCGAGGTTACCGGCAAGACAAGCTGCGAGTAAGCGAAGGTCGTTGCCTGCCCAAGGCCCACGGTATAAAAGGCGCCCCCCGAGCAGACAATAAAAGCTGAGTCACCGATCTGCAGCGCAAGGTTGGAGTCGCCGTTAATGAGTTCCGAAGCATCGGGATCAATGGTCAAAAGACCGGTGCCGTTATTGCGCACCATGAAGAACCAATCGTCACCCAGGGTTGCGGCTGCGGTTAACGCAATGGTTCCGACCCCGCCCGTCCAGACGACTGTTTTGGCTCGATAGGTCGAGTCAGCAGTAAAGCCCGACGAGGTCGTTGTGACTGGATGCGACTGGTTAAGCGTCGTGGTTATGGCTTTAAGGCCATAGCCTGCAAGAGACGCGGCATCGGCAGAGCTTGAGCCGACACCGAAAGCAATAACGCCCCAGGTGCCTGCAACCGTCGAGTTGTCGGTCACATAGATGTACTTAGCCTCACCGGCTGCGACCGAGACAATCGTATTGCCTGCGTTGTCGCGCATCGTGAAGGTATTGGCGCCCACGTTCCGAATGAGCGAATCAGTGCCGACCGAGGTCTCGTTAGCTGGCGGCATGTAAACGGAAAGGCTTCCCGTCGTTGCCGTGATTTGCATGATCCTGGCGGCATAGTTCCCAAGGGCATTGCCATCAAGTGGCCAAGCCAACGTCAGGTTCGCCGAGATCGAGAAGGACTTGTAGCTTACGTCCGTCGGCTGGATGACGTCCCCGGTAAAGACGTTGACGTAGGAGGTCATACTTCTTGCACCGTGGCCGAACGATCGATCGTCCGGGTGTCGTTCTCAAGCTTCAGGGTCTGCACGGCACGGTCATATAAAGCCTGCCAAAGCTGTACCCGGGAGTCGTTCTTAAGGAAGGGCATCGCTTGCAAGAGCGTGCCGTAAAGCATGGCCTGGGGCGCGTTGATCGTGAACCAGTTGGTTTGATTGGTCGCGTCTAGGGGCTGGATCTTCTCGTAGTAAAGGACCTCAAACGCATAAGCAGCATCAGGCGTTGGCGCAATGAGCCAGTTGTCGAAGTCGTAGTCGGCATAAAAAAGCGGCTCGTCTTCAGTGGTTGGATTGGGCCAGTAGTTGCGAAGGTATTCATACTTCCTCAAAAGCAAGGGTTTGCGCTCACCAGCCACCGTGATGTTGAAGGACGTGGTCTTCCTCCAGCGCGTAGGCTTTGCGATCACCGGATTGCCCTGGACCATGGTTGCAGAGACGGTCTCTTGCTGGCCAAGGATCTTCAACTCGTCCGAGATGATCGACTCGGCAAGGTTGATGAAAGACGGGATCTGATTGATCGTCTGCGCGTCCGAGCGTTCCAGGTAGAGCGTGACATCCGCTACCAGGGACGTGTAGGTCATGGTGACAGCCATTATCGGTACCTTGCAGTTTTCTCGCGGATCTTCGAGGGTTGAGCGACAAATTGCTTACCGGACTTGGTACCTTCACGCTTAGCGCGTGTGGTGGCTGCATACTCAGCAGGCGAAAGCGCCTCTCGCGCTCTCCGGGGCAGGTACCGTTCACCGGTGGCCTTAGGCCCTTGCGTGGAAGGCTTGCCGGATTTCGTACCCCAATCCTCGCTCGTCCACTTTGAGAGCGAATTATCCGCCTTTTTAGGCCCTTTGTAACCCCCGCCTGAGGCTTTGTACTTCTGGGTCGCCAACTGAGCCTTACGGGCGCTCCATTGGCCTGCATCGCCGCCTTTGGTCGAGGCCTTCACGGACGCAACAATGCGCTTCCACTTGGCCGGATCTGACTTGGTCGCTGAACTCATCGCATTAACGCGGCCTCAGCCGCCCTCCTACGGGTCAATCCTGGCAAAACCCTGCCAGCGGCTTTGTTCCACAACATACATTGATCAGCAGCACCATCCCAGTCGCCAGCATCCACACGCTTTTTGAAGGTGCTTACCCTGTAATTGCCAAGGCCGCAGTTGTAAGCCCACGAAGTAACCGCGGCCATGCGCCTTGGGAGCGCTTTGGACAGGCTGGGCGAAGCTTTGAGCAAGCCGCGCACGAAGAACTCAACGTGATGATCCAGTGCGTCCTCACATTGCTCTATCGTCCAAATGGTCCCAGGATTGATTTCAGGCCCCGTGGCGCCCCAACCAATGGTCCATGGGTGTCCACGAGTGCCAGGGTCCGGATAAGCCGTTACACGGCCGTCTGGCAAGCGCTTTGCAAGCCCCTCAAAGGGCTTGATCAGTACATCCTTACAAAGCTTCTTAGCCTCATTCACGATTTTTGGTACTTTTCTACACTGCGACCAACGAACCAAAAAGTGAGTACCATCGTAAATAGAGCAAAATCATCTTCATCCCAGCACTTGGTTACGACTTGCATCCAATCCGCGCCCGTCTGAAACGCGATAACAAGCGCAGCCGCCTTGACTGACGCATACATAAAAAAGAGACACCAAGTAATGCCCGGACGCACCAACGCTGAGACAGCAGCCACAAACCAACCCGCTGCTTTAGCCGTTTCAGCCTGCTCCTTAAACGCCTCTTTGATAGTGTCCATCTGTTGGATGGAGTAGTCGACATATTTCTCCTCCATGCGGAATTCTCCGCGCAGCTTCTCAAGGTCGGTCTGGAGTTGAAACATGCTGAGTTCATGTTGGCGCTCGTTCTTTTTGTCCAGGAATTTCAATACCTCCGGGGCCAAGCGAAACAAGCCACCGAAGATCGAGCCAAGAAGACCGCCGCCGAGTAGCTCAAGCATGATTACCCCCTGGCCGTCACGATGTCGGCACCCTTCTTAACCGTTACCTTGCTGCCTTCAACATCCACTTGCATAGGTGGCTCGGCACGGTCTAGTTTGTCAAGGCGTGTGATCAAGTCCTTGATGACTTCAAATTCGGGCTTTTCCTGCTTTGCAGCAGTACCAGCAATACCGTTTAGCATTTGAATAAGTGCAGTAAGTGAAGCGCCAAGAAGACCCATAACAGCAGCAATTTTTTAACCTTCAAGGAAAAGGGATGCGCCAACGCCCACGAGTACGATCAGGAAGATGTAAAGCAGGCCATCTTCACCGATGGCTTTGCCAGCGACTTCCTTGGCTGAATCCTGGGCCTTTAACTCCTCAAGCCTAATCTTGGCTTGCGCCTTAAGGACCGCAAGTTCGTGGGTCTTGTCGTCCATCAAATCCCCAGCAGTTTTTTGACAAACATGGCTGCAACGCCGGGACCCAGCAAGACGGCAGTAATCGTGATGTAAAGCAACCACTCAATCCTTTGCATCCGTCTTGAGCCATCAGCAAAGCGCTTTTCAATGTTCTCGTAGCGTTGGGCGCAAATTTGCTCGTGACTTGTCAAACGAGCCTCAACCTCTGGGATAACCTTTAGATCGTGCATGTTGGGTGATACCTTCTTTTTGCTTGCAAGTACACCTGATGAGCTTCGTGAGGAGTGTCGAAGTAACCAAGATGCTTCTTCTTGCCGTCAATCTGAATGTACGAACTGTACCGATTGGTACCCTTAAAAAATGACACACCCATAAACCCCGTGGAGTTGTGTCTGGGCGGTTTTATATGATTATGAATATTTTGCTGGCGGGTGACTTCTCGTAAGTTTGATAGCCTGTTGTCAAGCCCGTTGCCGTTTATATGGTCGATCTCTTTGGGCATGTAGCCATGAACGAAAAACCATGCCAATCGATGAGCACGATCTCGATAGCCGCCAAAACCAATCTGGATATAACGCCCATTAACCACTCCGACCTTGGACCCTGGTTTTTTAGTACCAGATGCCTTGATTCTCTGAAACTCGCCGGTCAGAGGATCGTACGTCAAGTGCTGTATTAGCGCTTGACGCATCGCTTCATGAACCGATAGGCGCTTATCGAGATCTTCAGACATTCTGCGCCTCGGGCTTGGACTCCTGTGGCTGTGGTACAGGGAGTTGCGGAACGGTCTGCTCACGGATCTTTTCAATCAACTGATTGACCTGAACGAACGGCAGGTTGCCCAACGCGGTTAGGCAGGCGTTCACTTCATCAAGGGTAAGCGTCAGGTTAACTTGTACGGGATTCATGAGGTTAGCTCCAAAGGGTTAAACGGTCTGCCAGGGCAGGGGTGGGGTAACGATTGGTGGGTCAATCTGATTTTGTATCTGCTGCGCTACTGCTGCTTCGGCTGAGTCTTTGTCCACACCGTTGGCCCATATCCAACCAAGAACTTGGTTGAGGGTGAGTTGGTCATAGGGTGTGAAGTCTGTTTTGCTCTCCACAGGAAATGAGCAAGTTGAGTAGACCTGACCTGTGTAAGTGCCATCAGTGCCTGTGCATTGCCAGTACGCCGTTATTACATAGTCTGCACCTTCAGCGGTTTGAGGGATGCAATTGAGTGCGGAGATTGTCCATTTGTAAGTAATCATGGTTGGGTTCCTTTCAAACTTTGGCGTAAGTGCCGTGGTACAAAGACCTTGCCTCCGTAGCAACAAGGCCAGCAAGTTCTAAATCTTTGAAATAGTGTTGATAAACCGTCTTACCGTTTTTCATAACTCGCACCACCCATGCCTTGCTCTTTTTGTGCCAAGACACGCCTGGATGTCCGCTTGTGTTGTTTGCAAGAGCAAGACGATTGCACTGGTTCTCACTGCGGGTTACAGGGCGTAGATTCTCAATGCTGTTGTCTCGCCTGTCACCGTTAATGTGATCAATCTCTTTGGGTAAGTAGCCATGAACCAATACGAAAATCAGACGATGCACCTTGTGGATTTTATTCATCCATGTGACATGCCGATAACCCGTCTTGTGGATTGAGCCAGCCTCTTGCCCTACAAGGTGTTGCTTGTTCGGGTGAGCGACTTTCTTCCAATAAAGTTTGCCGTCACGATGCTCAAAACATTCGGCTACTTGCGATTGTGTAATCATGATTCGTACACCAATTTTTCACCCGTGAGTTTTTCAACCATGCGAGCAAGTTTTAGCATGTCTACGTTAATTCGCTTACCACCCTTTTCAGAATAATAAGCCCACGCCATATCTTCGGACGGGCCTTCGGGAATTAGCGAAAAATTGTGCGGAGACAATGTGGTGACGTTGCCTGCCTCATCCCTAACTTTTAGTTCACTGCTTGATGAAACGTCTTCGGCGTACAGAATAATGCCGTTTGTGACAGACCCTGTAGGTGCTGTGCCATTAAAGATTGCAAGCGTACCAACAGCCGATGCACCAGCCGTAGTTCCATTCAGCAATAGGTTTCGATTAGCGTCTAATGTTAGCGCCTGCGTCCACGAGATGGTGTTGCCTGCGGTGCCGGAGGGGGCGTTGTACCAGCGATGTTCTGCGCCAGAAATGTTGTATTGCGCGGCTACCGCAGTTGCAATGTATTTCCAACCGCCATTGTATGTAACATTATTGCCTGCATACACATTACCGCGACCAACAAGGATAAGGTTTGAACCGCCCTCAAACTGTGCAATCGTAGACGCACTCGGAGTTACCCCGAGGCCGAGGTTGCCGGAGGAGTCGATAACTGCACGAGTGCTACCTGCTGTGCGGATTGCAACGCCGCCGGAAGTTGAGCTAGCCTCAAGAACTAAATCAACACTAGTGCCAGAAGCAATTAAACTTCCTGCATATACGGTTGGCAAATTTGCTTCTGTAGTTGCAGTTGTTTTACCTAAAGTTATTTTATTTGAAGCTGAAACTGTGGCATCGCCAATTTGCAAGCGTGTTGCAGGCGAACTCGTCCCGATGCCCAGACCTGTGCTGGTCAGGCGCATTTGTTCGGAGCCAGCAATCGTAAACAGCGTTGAGCCGCCAGAAACAAGTTTAAGACCTGTCGAGCCATCTTTCTCAATGCCAGCCCAGTATGGATTTCCACCATAACCAAAGAAAAGCCCAGCAGCGTTTGCATCTGGTACGTTAAATGAGATGACTGAGTTAGACGTGCCTTGCAAGCCGAGAAGCGCGTTACCTGCGATTGACGTACCGGATGAGCCTTGGCTGTTCACCAACGTCAACCCATCAAACGTCAGCGCACTACCAGATGTCGCTACCTTAGAACCATTTAAATACAGGACACCGTTGGCAGTGCCGCCGGATAGTGTCAGGTTCCCACCCATCGTAAGCGCACCAACACCAGCCACATCACCCGTGGAATCAGCGATAGTCACGACGCTGTTTTGTACTAACTTGCCTGTCGTACCATCAAACCTGACAATCGCATTGTCTGTAGCGCTTGATGGGCCTACAACGTCACCACTGGCCCCGGCTTTTGAGGCAATAAGCTGCACATTGCCACTGCCGTCTTTGTAGTAGAGCTTGCCGTCTGCGTAGTTGATCGCAAGCTCTGCGCCCGATGCACCGCTGGTCAGGTCTCCCGCTGCGGGTACATTCGTAGCCGTCCCGCTGGCGTAAATAAGGATGGGGGTATAGCCTGCTTGTGCCATGTTTTTTCCTTAGAAAGCGCCGCCAGCAATGCCACCAGTGGCGGTAAGAATACCCGTCGAAGGGTTAAAACTTAACTTCGTTGAAGTGACCTTGGCCGGAAGGTTTCCGGTGTTTGCAGTCACCCAAACGGGATACATCGTTGCGTTGGTTGAAGTGTCATCAGTGATGCCGATATTCACTGCGTTGGTCGCCGTTCCGACTGAAAGCGTGCTCTGAGCAGCCCAAGTTGGCGAACCCGCGCCTCCAGAAAGCAAGACCTCTGAAGCATTACCCGCAGCCGAAAACGCATACGCCGTCCCACTTCCGTAAGGCACTGCACCTGCGGTTGGTGTTGCGGAGCCGTTTGTGCCTCCACGAGCAATAGCGAGCGTGCCTGACGTTACCTGAGACGCTGCAATCGCTATGGCAGTATCCGTAGCACTTGTGATCTGCCCTTGCGCATTCACAGCAATCGTAGGCACTGCGGAAGCCGTGCCATAACTGGCAGCCGATACCCCCGTGTTGCTGATTGCGATCGTTACGGCTGTTGAGCCGTTGTAACTCGTGCCGCTTAGACCCGTGCCGATTGTTAACGCATTGGATGCAGTAGCGGTAACGGTAACTGACCCCCCAAGACTTACCGAGGAGCCGTTAATGGTTATCGAGGAATTGGTCAGGCTTGCGTTGCCGATATTGCTCAACGTATTGTTTGAGCCACTGATCGTTTTGTTAGTCAGCGTTTCAGAACCCGCTAGCGTCGCCAAGGTTCCCGTGGTGGGGAGCGTGACATTGGTTGCGCCGGTCTGCGTGAGCGTTAAGTCATGCGCACCAGAAAGCGTCAGCGAACCACCTAAAGTAATGGTCTTGCCCGTATTGGCAACGCCCGTACCACCGTTAGCGCCAATCAGTACGCCAGCAAGCGTAATAGCGCCGGTGGTCGTTGTACCTGTAGTTAATCCCGTCGTTCCAGCGCTAAAAGACGTTACCCCGCCCGTGAGCGCAAAATCCCTCCAGGCGCTGTTTGCATAACCCTCAAAGGTCTGCGTTGTCGTGTTGTATCGAATAACGCCATTTGACGGTGACCCGCTTCGCTGTCCAGTTGTACCAACCGGAACAAGCATTCCCGCTGTTCCTGGGATGGTTGGATTGCTTGTAATACTTATCGTTGGATTGCCAAGGCTTGTGTCGCCGCTTACGACAGTTATTTGGTTAGCAGTCCCATCAATTGATACAAGACCCGCTCCAGGTCCGGTTGTCCTTGCGACAATCCCATATCCAGAGGAAATGGCTGCAACTTGAGAGACAAAGCCAGATAGTGAGATCGTCGGATTGGCAGCAATACCATCGCCATCAGCAATGCTTAAACCATTGCCAGAAACGGCTACAGAACGCGCTGTAATCGTTGCGCCTGACTTAGTCAGAATACCGTTGCCAGCCGCAATTAAAGACGCCAGAGCGCCCTGCACGTTGATTGTAAGAGGGCTCTGAGCGCCACCATCAGTGATGGCCAAACCAGTTCCAACCTGAAGGTATCTGCTTGACGATAAGAGCGGCTGCTGGGTAACCGTGATGAACGGGTAATTTAGGTTGATAGAGCCTGCAATGGCCGCGGTCGTCGTCTGTATGGTCGTGCCATTTTGACTGACCGGCACCAGTTCCGTGCCCGTTATAGCACCGCCGGTAGGTAGCTCAGAGATTCGCAAGTTGGGCATATCAGTCTTCCAGGCCGTCGATGTTGCCGTTTACCGGGACATTCGCCTGTTCGGGCGAGATGATCGAGGTGTTATACGGGTTAGTGATCAACGCATCGTCAGTGACAGTGAGCGGCGTATCAGGACGCGGCCACCGAAGCGTAATTCTCTCAGTTTGTCGGGCAGGAAGTCGATAGGGATCGAACTGATCCTTGCAGCCTTCGTCGCAAACCATTAACCCAGGGTAGTTCGGGTCCGAAGAAAGCTGCACATAAGCCCTCTTCATGCTGCAGCGACCGCATATTGCGATCGACAGGACCGTATTGCCATGAGTGTCAAGGAATCTTGGCATGATCGTTATCGTGAATAGTACGATATGTTAGGCGCGAAGTAAATCGGCGACCTGTCGCGCTCTTCCTGCTCGGCGTCGTACAAGGCCTTATCGGCATACTTTTCAAGCAGCAGGATGCGGTTTTCCTGGACATCAGGAAGCTCGAGGCTCATCGCATGGGCAAGCATCGCTTGAATGGCCGGAAACCAGCGTTGCGGGACCTCAATCGAGTCCTTTAAGGACCCGACATCTTGAATCTGACGCTGACGCCAGCAAACCATTTGCACGAAGCTATTATTGGGTACTGGCCACAAGTAAACCTGGGGGTCGAGCTTGCGATCAAACCAGAATTGCAGGGGCTGATTGCTCGGGAAGTTGCGGTTCGGCAGGTTCGTGTAATCGTCCTGATTGAGCCTTGCCATCGGTATATCGGTGACCGTAGTACCAAAGTATACCTCTCGCATAACCAGGGTGCCGGAGACGGCCCTCACGCGGTAATACTCAACCGATACCCCAGGCTCAATCGTGAACCATGTCCACTCGTTATTTACAAGGACCGTGGAACCAGGGTTCTTGAGCGTGCTCCAGGTTGATCCGTCGGTTGAATACTCAATGATCAGGTTGACCGTTGAGGACGTCCCGGGGAGAAGGCCTACCATCGTGACGTAAGTATCGACCGTGTACTGCACTGCAATATTTCCGCCAGCGGAAGTCTGCGTGCAAATGGTCTCGGTGTCCTCGTCAAACGCGTTGGAGACCGTTCCACCAGCGGAAGAGGTGTAAGAGCCCGTCGGCCTCATCGTCTTGCGGTAAAGCACATTGCGCACGTCCACGGTCCCTAAAGGGAGGTCGTAGATGTACTGCAGGGCTTTCATGCCGATGATGGTCTGCTCGACGCACCAAAACTGAATCCCGCGGTTTGCAAGATTTGAGAGTAGGTAGTAAAGGTTTTGACGGGAGGCGTTAACCTGCTCGACCGTCAGTGATTCGGCAAACTTACCGCTTCGCCGAGCCCCATGATCGATAAGGCTTTGCGTCGTGATGACTGTTTGGCCTACCGTGCCCGATGTTGACATCGCTACCCCTTAGCATTTCCAGCGCCGTAGGGACGCTTTAGCGCGTTCCGCTGGGCCTTTGGCATTATCCACTACCCCTTGCATCCTGGCGCAAAAGGAGCGCTTTCTGGCGCCTCCCTCGGGCTGTGGAGCTTTCAGGTTTGATCCTGTTTCTCGGTTGTACTTTTCTCTACCCTTGGCGGTAAGACCCGCGCCTTTAGAGACCGGAAGCTTTTCACCGCGGCCAACCGCAAGGCTTGGACCACCCTCTTTAAGTCGTTCAGGAAGCTTTTCATAGGATTTCTTTCCGACGTTTGATTTGGTGTACTCAGACCCCACGCTCGGCTTGATGCCAACCTTCTTGGCGAACGATGGGTTGTGGGCCACCGCCTGCATTAGGCGGAACTGCTCCTTGGATTTGGCAGGCATAACCTACCCGCAGAATACGGTGATTGCTGCATTAGTAGGCAGCGTTGCATGAATATCTGAATCAAAACGTATTCCATTACCAGGAATTATGGTCGAAATAACTGCAGTATTCGTCGTTAAATTGATTCTTAACCTAACGGTTCCTGCAGCGCCACCGTCACGAAGGACGATTTCGCCAGCCACACCTCCGGGTCCTACTTGATAGCCGCCGAGGTTAGTCGCCCCACTATATACGGTTCCCGTCGCGTCTGCATGGGCCGCAAAAACATTTGTTAAGGTGCTCATCGCTTACCCCAGTTGAAGCAGGGGCCGAAGCCCCCACTATTTAGCACGCGCCGCCGTAGGCCTTCTTAGCAATCCGACCGCCCTTTTTATGAGTATCGGCAAACTTTTGAACATACGGAGGTTTGGTAGCAGGCACCTTCGGGTACTTCACTGCCTTGCCGTCGTCCTGAAGTCCGCCCTTCTTGAACTTTTGGATAACGCCGCCAGTTGCGTATTTTTCAATAACGCCACCCGTTTTCAGGCCTTTGTGCGCTTTCGAGGCAGGCTTACCCTCATGAGACTTGAGTTCCTTCTTGATGCCTTTCATCTCGGCCATCTCGGCCTTGTGCATCGATCCGGACTCAACTTCGCCGCCCTTCTTGCGCATCATTGGACCGCGCATACCGCCCCTTGGCACGGTCATCTTGGGGGCGATACCGCGACGTGCTGCTGCTGGAATGCCGCGCTCCGAGGGCATTGCTGCCATAGGAACACGCTCATTCACGCCTGCAAGCATAGCGCCGCCGTCCGCCTTACGTTTCACATGGCCACCCTTCTTCAGCTTCAACTCCACTGAAGGCTCGGTGGTCATCATTTTCACCATTGGCTTGAACTGACCCATGACCCGCTCCTTATGCGAACGACTTGTAGACGATCGTCACACGAGCAGCCCCGGCTGTTGCCGCGGTGCCGGTCTGGCTATAAGTCACGGTTGCATAGTCAACGTCACTGGTACCGACGTTAGCCCAGGCGCTGTAAACACCGGTCGTAGCGACCGAAGCGCGTCCAGCAGTGCCAACTGAGGTAGCAGTAACAAACGCTGCAGCCGTCCCCGTCTTGCCCACCGTGACCGTGTTGGTCGTGGCGGCATTGAAAGCAGTCGTCACGTCGATGTTGACATCAACGATCTGAGCGCCTGCGGGAAGCGTGCCAATGGTGACTGCGCTGGTGTCCGTGTAAGCGATCGTTGCGGTGATCGCTGACAGTTGACCTGCTGCATTTGTCACACTGTTGTTGTACGCCATTTTTCTCTCCTATGAGGAGAGGGGCCGAAGCCCCTCGCCGGTTTAGACGCCAGGAGTACCGTACAAGGCACGCGGGTCGGTCCAGCCGATGTCATAACGCTCGGTGGCCTTGTAGCGCATGGAGTCGGTTTCAAAGTCACCTTCCATGGTCTTTTCAAGGGCACGGCGCATCATCAGCTTCATACCTTCCGGGGCGTCGGACTGCACCCACCATGCGGTAGGCGAGGTCAAACGGCTGATAACCGAAGCACCCTCGGACAGCAAGCCAATCGATTTGATCGGGTTGATGTCGTTGTTTGCGGTACCAGCACGCAAAACGCTCTTGAGCAGAACTTCAGCCTGGAAGGTATTGCCAGGAGCAACAACCAGCTTCAGCGGGTTCAAACGGATCTTCTTGCCGTTGTTGTCAACAGCCTGACGGATCTGGATGAGCATCTGCTCGAGCGACGTTTGCGAGAGGTTCGCAGCGGTCGTAAGCAGGTTGCTGAAGGTGCCAGAGACGATCGGATGGTTGTTGGCATTCAAAGGAACGCCGTCGCCACCGTTATAGCCTGCGGTAAAGGCACGGTTGAGCACGTTGGCTGCCAAGGTCTCCTTGGTCTCGACGAGAGACTGTGCGAGGTGCTTAGCATAGACCTGACCAATCCGGATATGGTCGCCGTCTTCCACGAGCACTTTGGTTAGTGCGAAGGCCAAGCCATAGACCTTGTACACATAGCGCTTGAGGAAGAGCACGCCGCCCTGCTGATATGTGACGGGCGTGCCGTCAGGCATTTCAGGGGCTGCGCCGAAACCATAAAGGACCGGCTCTTCGTGGTAGTTACGGGGGATACCGTTTTGCTCACGGAAAACGGTGGACCACTCATCGGCTCTTTGGTCGTAAATGCCGTCGAACGATTCATTAAGAATCGGTTCGACAATCGACCTAAAGTCGGTACTGCGCATCGGGGCTGCCATGATCTAGCCCTCCTTACAGGATCGTGGCGGGGTACAGACGTCCGCCAGAGTAGATGGAACCGAACTGATGCTCGGCGATTTGGGTGCGCACGATGACATAGGTATCACCCCAAGCATTGTCAGGGTAAGGCGCAATGTCGATCACACGCATCTGAGCAGAACCGTTTGCTGATGCAGCCGTGGTGCTAAGCATGCAAGCAGAAAGGCCTGTGGTCGTGCTTCCGGCAGTCGTCGATGCAAGATCGTATTCCTGGCCGATTGACGTTTGTGCAATCGTGGCGTTGGTTTGGATCTCATAAACGATGGCGGGATCGCTGTAAAAGTACGCAACGATCTCGGTAGCCGAGGTGGAAGCAGGCCAGTAATTGGAAACGCGCCGACGACCCGTGGTGTCGGTGAATTCCACGCCTGCGAAACAGCCCACGAAAGCATCGCCAGCGGCCGCAACAACGATTTGGCCGGTAGTAACGTCAATCTTGACAGGCTGACCCTTTAGGATATTGGTCGCGTATCCCGACGCGATGCCTCCAGCAAGCGCTTGCGCACGATCCAACCCGCTTGGGTGGAACGCAGGCCGCATGCCAAAAGCGGCAGAGGTAGCACTCATTTGTCAGACTCCTGAGATCTCAACCTTGGAATACCGGAGGTCGAGTTGGTTGATCAAAATTCATCCCGTCGCCCTCAACCATCCCAAGCCGTCTGCCGTTTGAGTCGCGTGCGCCTTGCAACTGCTCGACTTGCACCCGGATTTTTTCCTGCTCTTCCAGTGGTGCGTCGAAGTGAGCCTGTGTCATGTAGTCCTGATAAATGTCCATTGGAAGCTTGAACAAAATCATTTCGTTACACGCTACAAACCCTGCAAACTCGCCTGCTTTCACTTTAAGATGCTCAAAGCCGGGAAGATCATCAGCTTTTACAGGCTCGTAGCCTAGGCGCATCCGCTTGTGAATCGGATCATACGAATTGGTAGTCGATAGCCAACATAGGTGGAAGCCGGGAATCTCCGGCGGTGTCGGGAGAGCCTCCTGTAGCCACTCCGACCGGAACATCTTCCGACGTTCCTCCGCAAAGGCAAAACCTGCCTCAGGTGCGTCACGCTGTCGATCCTCAAAAGCCCGAGTGCGTCGGCCAGCGTCAGAATTCTTTTTGAGCCTATCGTCCATTGCCACTCCTTTGTTGTTCACGGTCGAAATCCATGAAGCGTTTGATCATCTTCATGCGTTGTTCCTTGTTGTCCCACATTCCAGCCTCTTTGATCGCAGCCACCCGTTGGGGTGAGAGTAAAAACTCGTTGCTGCTACCTGAGGTGCTTGAACTGGACCGCTCGGAACCCGTCACAACGGAGCGAGGTCTCGGACGACTGTTGCCCTTGCCTTGATTGTAACGATGGGGAAGGTACTTTGACAAGCGTTCATCAAGCTCGTCCCAATACTCTTCGGTTGATGGGTCGTATCCTTCTTCGGCCATGGCTTTATCGATCTGAAGTGCTACCTTGGAATCGGTATCGCGGCCCTTGGGGTCGTACCACCGGTTTTTAGACATCCAATCGGACGCCAGACGCTGCATATCGGGGTCCGGAGGCTTGATGCCCGAGGTCTCGATCTGCCTGGAGGCCTGATGCTTGAGGTTTTGCAGTGCTTCGACCTGCCGCTTGGCCTCGTACATGGCTTCCTGGGCGTTAACCACCCCATCACCATCACCGGACTCAACCGCTTCCTTCAGTTTCATCTGCGTCCAACGCAGGCGAACGTCAGCATCCTCGATAGCCTTGTCCACCCGGGCCATTTCTGCCCCTGAGGTACGCTTTTCGAGGCTTGCAAGGCGCTCTGCAAGCTCCTGATTCTGCTTTTTGAGCGAAGAGATCAGGTGATAGTTGTGACGCTTCTCTTCTTTGCCCAGTTGGCGCTTGAGCTTGCGCTCTTCACGTCGTGCGGCACGGATAGCCTCACGATCTGGGTCCGAAGGGTCGATGTCATCGTCTTCGTTGTTGTTAACAAACCCGTTATGGACCGAAATATCCGGTTCCGGAGGGGTCTGATCGATAGGCTCCACGTTATCGGGCAGTTCAACAATGGCCGAGCCATCGTTTGCCTCCTGAACGTGAAGCTGCAATTCAGCTTTGTCGTTGGCATTCACGGTTTTCTCCCAAAACCTAGATGTAAATGTGCATCGTCAAGGGGTCCGTTGTGACCTTGGCGATGATTTCGTGGTCGTTGAAGATGCAAAACAGGGCCTTCTCATCGCTTCCAGGCACCGCAACCTCCCATCGGTCGCCGCCCCACTTGGGAACGCGCACGAAGTCGCCGATTTCGCACCACGAGCCCTCAGGCCATGGGTCCATCGAGTCACGCTTACGGAAAGCAAGGGGGCCAACCGCGATGACTTTCGCCACTTGGCTGTTCCACTTCTCAACTTCTTTGGTCTCTTCGACCAAAACGATGCCCGAGGACGTCGTTTTCTTCTTGGGCGACTTGATTTGAACCAGCAATCGAGCGCCTAGGGGTGCTGCACCAGGGTGAACTTCAGGAAATGCTTCCCGAATCGCCGCTTCGTTCGAAGCGTTAGTCATACTCATCCTCCGTTAAAAGTTGGTCGATAGCCTTCAGAGCTTGTTCAAGCCCTCGGTATTCACCTACAAGGCGTTGGTACACCTCGTAACTGTTGGCATTACCGTTCGCCAAGGAGGCTGCAATATCTGCCTGCAGCCCCTTGAGGATTCCGATAAGCTGGGAGAAGTCGTTCATTTGCGCTTGACGGCTTCCTTCTCATATGGGCGCAGGTTGGGTGACTCGTCCTTCTTCTTGTTGGGCATCGGACGGCCGCCAGTCTTAAGCTTTTGGCCGGTGATCTTCTCGCCCATGGCAAGACGCTTGTGCTGACTAATTGCTTCACTCATTTTCAAACTCCAAAGGTTCGTTGTGCAGCCTCTTGCGCGGCCATAGCGGTGCGCTCTTGCTCTTGGGTGAGTGCTGCATTCTCACCGGCAATTTTTGCCGCCTCAATCTGCTGGCGGGTAAGGTTATCCTCGACGTTCATTGCGATGTCGGCCTGGATCTTCTGGGCGTTTTGCGCCACGTCAGTGTCTTGCTTCTCCTTCTTGAGCATGAGTTCGCCCTGATCCTTTTGGGC